ATTGTCCTCAAATCCTGCTCTTGTAACTAATTTACTATTTCTATAATAATCAAATCCATCTTTATAATATTTGGCACCATTTTTTCCTGAAATAATTTCAGATTCTTCTTTAAATATCGAAACTGCCTCATTACTTAGCATTATTTTATAGTCACTTTTATTATTTGTTTTATATATTGTAACTCCATTAAAAATGGTTCCTGTGCAGTCTAACGTATGCCCTAAAAATTGAGAAGTTATAAAACCAGATGCATTTATTTTTGTTGATGCAACCGAATTTTTTAAATTTACACTTCCATTATTTATTTCCAAATAACCATTATTCAGATTAAATGTACTTCCTGTACTATCAGCAACATAATTGGTACTTTTAAGCACTCCAGCTGTAACCGTTCCTAAGTTTGCTGATATTGCAGATAATGTAGATACACTTAACTCAGCCGCTGTTATTGTCTTAGAAGCTATCTGATTGGCTGTTATTGTCTTAGAAGCTATCTTCGCGGCTGTAACTGCACTTGCCACTATCTTTTCTGTTGTTATTGCATTTGCTGCTATTTTTGCCGAAGTTATAGCACTAGCTGCTATTTTATCTGCATTAACTGCACTTGCCGCTATCTTTTCTGTTGTTATTGCATTTGCGGCTATCTGTGTTGCTGTAACACTGCCTGTATATATCTTTCCACCATTAATAAGGGTCTTATTATTTGCAGCACACCAGCTTGCAATTGTAGATCCTTTAGCCTCCGCATAATCATTCTTTGGCGATTGGGTAGGTTCAAGATACACTGTATATGAAGTATTTCTTGCTATATTAGTTTTAACAGTATATATTGTTACGTCACTTTTATTAGGCGTATAAAGGTAATATCGTGCCCCACCACGCAACATAAAGTATATCTGGCTATGTTGTTGTACCTGTCCTACAAATGCAGGCATTTTATTACAAAAACGATAATTATTCTCCTCCAAATAACCAGCGGCATCTGTTGTTCCCCAGCCACCTGCTAATACTCTTAAAATAAGATTGCAGGTAAATCCCTGATTGTGCGTAGACCATATAGGTTTGGAACCGCTATTAAGCTGAACATTACATTCATAGTTATGTAAGCCGTTATATGGTATAGATGAATTTATTAATACTGGATAATATGTATCAGTATTATATTTTGTATCTCTTAAATCTACGGTTATCTGATATCTTTTCTTGGCGGCGGCTATATCATTCTGCGTACCAGCATCAAGTTTTCCAATTACAATCGAACCTGAAGCTATCCTGTCTGCGGATATATAACCACTTGTAATCTTTCCTGCATCCATATTGGCAATCTTGGCATTCTGTATTGTTGCATCTGCTATTAAGGCATTGGTTATAGAGGCATTTGCAATGGCATTAGTTCCGAACTGACGTAATATCCAGCTTTTGCCATCGAAGTAATACATCTTATTAGAATCTGCTGTATTAAACCATATATCATTAGTTTTTCTACTCTCCGTTGAAGGTGCTGTTGTCTGATAAAATACTGTATTCTTGCCATCTGCTGTAAGCTGTGCTCCTTCCGCAGTCTTAGAAGCCGCCGCTGATAAAAGTTTAGCCGCTTCCGCCGTACTTAATGCACCTGCCGCATTTGTATTAGCTGTATCTGCCTTTTGTGCTGCATTTTCCACATCCTTATCTGTCGCACTTATCCATTGCGTTACATCTGTATCAAATTTAGACATATCTACTGCGCCAGAAGCTATCTGCTTGCCATTAATAGTACCAACTGTAATATTAGCCGCTTTAAGGTTTATTACCTCAATGTTCGCGGCATCTATAGTTCCACTTGTTATTTTATTAGCAGTCAAATCTACTATCTTTGCATCTGTTATGCTTCCGTCTGCAATCTGAGCTGTACCAACTGCACCTGTGTCTATCATTGCTGTCTTTATAGAGCCAGCTTCGATGTTACTAAGCTTTATGTTAGCGTACCTTAAATCTGCAACATCTGCTTTAAGATAATTGGTCTTTATATCAATTATCTCTGCATTTACGGCATCAATTTTCTCTGCTGTAACAGTATTAGCCTTAACCCAGTCAGCATCAACTTTCTTTGCTATTAATTCCTTTGCTAATATCAAATCAGAATATATTCTCTCATTCTGTTGTGTTGTCGGTCCCTTGAAGTCCGTTTCGGTCTCTACTTCTGTCTTTCCATAAGATGTAACAGTCATAGCCATACCGCCATCATATTCCTGTACCAAATTCATAACCGGTATTTTATATTCACCAGTGCCGTCATTTGCAGTTATAACATCCCACGGATCCAGACGTATGTCTCCAAGTGTCTTTAATGAAGCTCCTCTATAAGCAAACCCTTTAATACCCTGATATATCTGGCTTAATCTGTCTGCTGTCATAAACGGATTTGAAAATGTTATCCCAAGCTCTCCGCCACCCTGCGTTAATTCAGTCTGACTATCGACATTACAGTTTAAATAATCCAAATGAAAATCACTTTCATTGTGTTCAAGTGATATAATTCTTGCTTTACCTACTGAATATTCACATTCTTCATACCACTTAATAACAATAGTTCCAGTTCTGTCTACACAGGCAAATCCCCCCTTTAACGAAGCTATATAGCCTATCATTTCCCTGTATGTATATCCTACGGGCTTAGTCTGTATCATTATGTCATCCAGACTACTTACGTCTGCTGGAACACCACAGCTTGTACTTATCTCACTTAAAACCGAAGCAGCACTTGCTGGATATATCAGATTGGATATATATAGTCCTGTAGTCTTCATCATTCTGTCATATGCTGTAAATGTCGTTGTTGCCTGATCACTTTGTGGGCGCTCTGCTGTAAAAAAGCCAAGTGGAATATATTCATACTTTCCACTTGGCAGCTTTAAGCCTATCTCTACTGGTATCTCTGTATTTTCAAATAATTCGTCTATCTTTTTAATAGTAATTTCTATCTTTGCAGATACAGCCGCTCCTAGCTGTAAAGCTTCATCAGCCGTACTTGATGTTTCATAGCTCAATTTTTTGAACTTGGAATTAAACCACCGGCCATTAATCTTAAGCCTTGCCTCAAAAGTCCTTGATGGACTTCTTATTGTTTCTTTAAAAGCTTCTGTTACGTTGTTATACATATGTTTACTCCTGTATCATAAACTCTATTGCTGTAATATCTTCTAATGTAGTTCCATCATATCCCTCTGCATCACATTCATTAACATCTTCCAGCTTAATCATATGCACATCAAGTTCTGTTTCAATGTTATACATATCATCAATTTCTTTAATCACCTCCTGCTCCTTGTCTTCTGCAAACTTGTAAGAGCCATCTTCTACGACTGCATTTCCATTTTCATCCTTTAAAGCATTTTCCTTTAATAATCGTGTTCTTTCAGCGTTATATACCTCTAATTCTGCCAATAACGCTTTAAGATTTTTAGCAATTGCATAATTGACCTTAACTGGCCAATGTTTCTTTGAATTCTGTAACTTCTGTAATTCTGCTGCACATCTGTCAATCTGTTTGATTGTAAATTTCATATTATAAATCTCCTTTATTGTTGAATAATAGATACACTTGCACTTCTGTAATAGAAAATACCATCATCAAGCTCCCCTATTACTTCCTTGCTTAGTGTACCTCTGTAACTTGTTATTGTTATATCCTGTCCATCATCATGAAATGTTATTGGGAAGAATCCGGCAACAAGCTTATTCTTAATAAGAACCAGCTCATCTTCCTGAAGAACTCCCCAGGATATAGATAAGGTCTTCTTTTCAGCAACTACATCACCTAACATTGTTCCGTCAAGTGCTCGTCCTGTTGAAGAAGACCATATAATCTCATCATCCACTTTGATGGACACAGGAGCCGTAAGCTCCTGATTGTCACATCTTAGTATCAATTCATCACATCCTTGTTAAGTTATAATCTCACATTTTCCTGTCTGCTTTGTATGCTCGTTAATCTTATCAACTACATACTTCTTAAGGCTCTTTCCATCTAGCTGTATATCAAGATCTAATGTTTCCAGTATCTTAAGGATCTGCTTAAGAATACTTATAGCTTCGGCTAACAGTTCAGCACTGGATGCCATAGCTGCTGCCTTCTGTGCCATATCGATAAGCTTATCCTCTGGTGCTACAACTTCTCCCTGGTGTTTATTATCACCAATCATTGCAAGCTGTGGTGTGTTTGGCTTTACATATCCACCTTGTGCAAGGTATGGAACATTGCCAAAACCAACTTCCGGTAAATCAAACCCGAAATGGTCACCACCTATAACCGGTACCCAGTCAGGCACATCAAAACTCAAACTATTTACCTTACGAACCATCCAGTTAATACCACTTTCTAATCCGTCAAGCATACCATTTATAAGTCCGATTACCATATTTATTGGTCCTTTGGCTATATCTGCTATCATCGAGAATATTCCACCAAATGCATCAACTATACCTTCCCAGGCTCTTGACCAATCACCTGAAAATACACCAGCAATAAAGTCAATCAATCCACCAAATATCTGCTTTACATCACCAAATATATTGGAAACATTATTCAAATAAGCATTCATTATATTGCCTATAAAACCGAAACTATCAGAAAAATCTATGTTAAAAATATTCTGTAACCAGTTATCAAATGAAGAAAATGCTGACTTAATATTCTGCCATATGCCTTTAAACCAATCACCTGCCTTACACCATTTATCAGTAATCCAGTCCCAGCATTTTCCTGCTGCCTCCTTGACCTCATCCCAATGTTTTACTAATTCATATATTGCAATACCTAGCGCCGCTAATGCTGCGATAACCAATGTTATTGGACTTGTTAATACCGACATAGCTACACCAAATGCTGTTGTAGCTGCTTCCGCCAACCACATAGATGCTGTATAAGCAACTGTAGCCGCTGTATCTGCTATTTTAGCTGCTGTTGTTGTTACCCATTGTGCCGCATTTTTTATTAGCTCTGCTGCGGATTTTGCAAGACCAGTTACAAATTCTTTTGCATACATAGCACAAATCTGAACTGTTTCAAGCTTATCTGCTATCTTAGCTGTTACACAGCCCCAAGTTGCATCTTTAAGTTTACTGAGCAATCCAACAACACCGCCAGCATTCATAAGAAATTCTGCTAAATCTACCGCTTTCCAAGCTGCTGCAAATGCTCCTATAGTAACTACGATTGCATCAAATGGACCTTGATTATTCTTTATCCAATCAGATATACCATCCAAGGCAAATGCCAACACATTTAGGACATCAACAATCACACCACCAGTCCACTTTGCCACAGGCTCAAGGAAATTATCCCAAGCCCACATCCACAATGGCTTTAATGCATCTAATGCGCTATTTAGTACATCTAAACAGCCTGCTAATACATCAAGAAATGCCGGAAGCAAATCCTCTATAGTCCACTTAGCCAAAGGAACAAATATATTGTAATAAGCCCATTCCAATCCAGCGAACAACTTATCTGTTAATGGTTGTGCAGCTCTCTTAAGGTTATCAAGAGATGTTATCAGATTATCAAAGGATATTGCTTTAAGTGGCTCTAATGCTTTCTTGACTTTATCTGCCATATCAGATATTGCACTAGAAACATTAGATGTACTTCCACTCACATCTGGTACAAGGTCAACGCTTCCGATTCCTGAAGATGTTCCACCTGTACTACCGCTTGAATCAGAACTATCATCTGTTGGCTCTGTCAGCTTATTTATCTGGTCGAAACCTGCAAGTGATTTTTCTATATCTTTGGCTGTCTTCTTAGCAGCACTTCCAATATCGCTTACATTGTCTGCGGCACTGCCTGCATCTGCTCCAATCCCTGCTATATCCGAACTTATCGAACCCATAGAGGCTGATATATCTGCCCCTGTTAGCAACTGTACAAAGTTAGCAAATCCATCTGCAACCTTCTGTAATCCTGCCAGCAGGCTGTTAAAACCTCTTAATATAGGTGTAAACAATGCTATGAAGCCTTTACCAAGAGAGGCCTTTAACTGCTCAAATCGTAGTGAAAGTATTCTTGTCTGGTTCGCCCAGGAGTCCTGTGTCTTAACAAAATCTCCTGTGGCATTAGATAAAGCACTTGTAACGTACTGATAACGTAGCATTACTTTTTCCTGCTCTGTCATCTTGGCTGTAGTCTTACCGAAGCCGTTATTAAGTGCATACTGGTCTAAGTTAGTCTGAGTCATTATTACACCTAAATCCTTAAGTGTCTCTGTCTCTCCAGTCCATATAGACTTAAGCTTTGTATATGCCTCATCTGTCCCCAGATTATAGAATGATGCAACATCACCGGTTAATCCTGTAACATTTTCAGCCATATCCAATGCCGCCTTACCTGTAATACCCATAGCATTACTCATCTGGCCAAACACACCCATATACTTCTTGGCTGATAATTCCGATAAGCCAAAGTTAATCATAGCATTGGAAGCCCACTGGTCTGCCTGCCAGCTTAAGTCCTTAAATGCTGTATCTACGACATTCTGTACTTCTGTTACATTAGAACCTACTTCTATGCAATCTTTCGTAAACTTAGTAACTGCCGCTATACTTAATCCTGCGGCTATCTTCTTACCAAGCCCAGAAAAGATAGTTGTTGCCTGCTTAGCTGCCTTATTAGAAGCTCCTGTAAGCTGATTAACTATCTGTGAACTATCTATTCCAAGTTCCAGAGCTATCTGACCTACTGTATCTGACATTCTCCCTCCTTTCTGACACAATTAAAAAGCTGCCTACTTCTTTGAGTAAGCAGCCTTAAAATCTCTTTGTAATCGTGTCCAATGTTCTATATACTGTGGTGTTCCTACCACTCTGTTATTACGTTTCAGAAGCCAGTCATTGTGTATCTTCTTCTGTTCCTTAGTAAAGTTTCTTATGACTTTCATATCTTTTTCTGCCCTTATGCTCACCACTCTGCCAAGCGGTGTCTCTGGCATTATTCCAGATAATAAAGAACAAAATTCCGCCCAAGACATATCATCTTCCGTTCGTAATCGTATGCCATACTGTTGCAGGAAGCTTGACTCTATCAATTCCCAGTCATCATATATGTCATAATATATTTCACTATGAGGGTGTATTTTCCTCTCCATATGTTCCTGTGGCAACACCCATTATTGCATTATACATTTCCTTGTATTCTGGAAGCGGTAAGTCCATAGCCTCAATCTTATCTGCTGCCTCTTTGCCAATAAGCATTTCAAGAGCCTTTGTTATAAATCCCATTCCGTTGTCACTATCTTTCTTCTTTTCAGCCTCAGCAGCCATAGCCTGTACATTAAGAATTGTGTTCTTTCTGTTATTCACAGTTACCACTAAGTCATCAGTAATACGAACCATAGGTAACTGGTTTGTAATCTTCATTGATATGTCTATTACTTTAAAATCTGTCTTTGCCATTATTCAAATTCTCTCTTTCTTTTTTATTCTGTATATGGAATATATGTTGGTTTTCCATCTGACTGTGCTTCCCATTCAAGTGCATCAATGCTTGTTGAGTCTCCTCCAAGGGAAGTTACATTTATAACTGCTGGGATAAGAAGCTGGTCAAGGTTTGGGAAAATAATTGAAACCCAGGTATTACATTCCTGTCCTGTCTTTAAAGCCAGGCTTGCGATATAATCATTACCTTCATCACCATAATTACGCTTACCACCCATAGTCATACCCAATGATTTACCTGTTGTAAGTCTTCTTGTCCAGCCTGCCTGATCCATTGGATTCCATTCTTCAATTGTTCCATCTACGGATATGCTTAAGCTCTCTGCATCTTTTACAACCTTTGTTTCTACTGTTTCCAGTGTATCTGTGCTCTTTCTTCCTGTTATGCATACACCGAACTGAATTGTATGCACCGGATTAACGCCAGTAAGAGGTGTTGCTCCTGCATTATATCCAGCTAATTTAGTATTCTGTGCCATACCTTTACCTACCTTTCATAATAAATATCTAATTCTATTACACTCTCAAAGATACCTTTATCATCTGTCCCTACATCCACAGGTCCATCAACCTGCATTTTAGTAAATAGAAGCTTTGTATCATTGATTATTTTATTGTTGGTGTCTCTAAGCATATTATAGAGCTGTTCCGAGGTTTCTTCTGTATCTCTTACACTCTTATTCCAGTGTACTAATATACTTACAGACTTAATACGATAAGAGCTGTTATTTAAACCTCCTACAGCCGTCTGTAGAGGTCTTTGTCTGTTAAGATTATATACTCCTATGCTCTTATCTTTTTTATTATCAAGCTTGCCGCAATATACATTATTATTGTCTGCAATGCCAAGACCTGCTATATAATCTCTTACATCACCTATTCCTAACATCATAACCCCGCATTTTTCTTGTATAACTTAGCAAATGTATCTGGAGCAAAATTTCTTTTCTTACCATCTTTAAGATAATCATCTAGCCACCTGCCCTTGGCATTTGCATTGCCTTCGTGTCTTTTACCTTTATCATCTACCCAAGGTGATTGATGGAAGTTATATTCAGGATGATAATATAACCTTCTTACATATGGCGTACTTGATATAAGTTCTACCTTGCCATTGGCAATATCCTGTGTATATACAAATGTGCTTTCATTTTGCAGTGTACCTGTATCCCTAGGCATTACCTGACTTTGAACTACATTCGTATGTATTGCTTCCGCTGTCTGTGCCAGCGACACCTGTGCTGCTGCCGTAAGCCTTTTCAACACTGGCATATTAAGCTTTACTGTTGATTTAACATTCTTTGCCATTACATCACATCCAATCTCACATAATTTACTGTTCCATCAGGATTACGGCATTTTGTACCCTTGTATATATGCCTTGTTTCGCCAAACACCGTTATCTCACCCTTAGTAATAAGAGGCAGTTCTGGCGCAATATCACCAGGTATTAAGGCACAGCCCTCAAGCTGTATAAGCTTCTGTTCTGCTGTGAGCACCGTCTTTCCACTGTCTTGATAGTTGCATAATCCGTCCCATACCACAGGGTCTAACTGCTCCCCATATACGTTTTGACCTTCCTGCTCTATCTCAATATGTACTTCTGTTTTACAGAACTGCTTTAATACTAAACAAGGATATTTCATACTCACACCCCCAGACTTAAACAGCAGAAGCCTGTCTGACAAAGTACCTGATATGTATCACGCTTTACAGCAATTCCATTCTGCACAAGAACATTCCAACTGCTGCCAAACTGCATAGATACTCCATTTACAGCATAATTCTGCAAGACACAATTAATCATATCTTCATTCTCATACTCAAAATCAGCCATATCACAGCATACATCTATAATTATTGCCTGCTGGAACTCTGTCAGATTATCAAAGCCTCTTGAAGTTATACGATTAAAAGTAAGCGAGTCAATGTGTCGGCTCGCCTGTTTTAATATCTTCTCAATCTGTTCTTCTGGAATAGTATTATGTTCGCTTAGATATTGCTCTTTACTTGCATATACCATAGGCTCACGCTTCCCCTGCGGCTTTTATTTTCTTTAAAATGCCTTCCTGTGTTGTTGCCTGTACAATATCAATTCCATTGTCCTTAGCATATGCAGTTAATTCTTCAACTGTCATAGCTGTTAAATCAACGTCATTTTTATCTTTTAATCTATTAAGCTCATCAAGAACCTCTTTATATTTTTCATAAGGCACTGTCTTGCCCTTACCATAAGCTATGATATTGCCTTCATTATCAACAATATCATAGCCATCTGCAGCATAACGCTCCTGTTCCTGCTCCGTTATTGTATATTCCTTATTAGCTTTTAATGCTTTCATCATATGCCTCCTATTCTCCTTCTACATTCACGGCACAGCCGTCCGCTTTCTTCTCAAGCAGGAACAGGTCTCCATAATTACGGTTCTGGTAAAGATAACCATCTGCTGTACGTGAATCTGTTCCCGGTGTAAATAACTTGATATAGCTGTACTTATCACGGCATACAACGCAAGACGTATGAATGAGGATCATATTAATCTGCTTTGCTGAACCTGCCGCCTTGCAGCCCTCTGTAAAATCATATGCTGTTTTCATTCTCGCTGATGGTACTGATTTAATCACTACATCATCTAAGCTGTGAACATTACGGTTAATACTGTTAGCTCCACCATTAACTGCCATTGTTCTCTGAATACCTTCTGCATTCTTGGCAATTCTTTTCATAGCTGGTGTAAGATATAGGATACGTCCCTCTTCCGGTACGCCTGCCTCATCCATAGCTTCCATCATTTTATCGAACACCTGTAAAAAGTTAGCTTCTGTAATGACTGTTTTATCTATATTACCAGCCTTATATGTATTAAGTTCCGAATACAGCTTAGAAAATCTATAACAGTCCTTTTCAGGAATTGCCTGTTCTGTTTCAAATGTATTCTGAATATTAGCAACTGATAATGTTAAGTTAGTTTCATCAATATCCATTGGATCTACAAAGAACTCTATATCCCAGTCGTGTGAAAGCTTCTTTGGTTCCCAGTCGTTACTTAATGTACCAGAATTAAAACCTGGTGTTCTTGTGTGGTCTTTATAACCACTCACTGTCATTCTTGGTAACTTTATTGTCTGTGCATTGATAAATGTTACCTGTGGATTAGATTTTGTTAAGTCATCTGAACACAGCTCCTTTTCGTATTTCTGCTGTAAAAGCTGTGTAAATGTTTCTGCATATTCATATACTGCCATACTTTTTTACCTCTTTTCTTATAGTCCGAAGGCTTTCTTTAAAGCCTCCTCGTTACTCTGATTATTATTTCCTGCTGGAGCTCCAATCTGAAAACCAGAATTGTTCTCCGTACTTGGTTTTAATGCTGGTACATCTTTAAGGACCTGCTCTAAGGAAGCTTTAATATTATCCTCAGAGATTTTTCCGTCTGCATCCTTGGCTTTACTAAAATCAGCCATTTTAAGAACGTACTGTAATGTCTTTACATTAATACCAAGTTCTACTGCTACCTTTGTAGCCGCAAGCTCTACTTGAGCCTGCTCTGCAAGCTGCTTTGCCGCCGTTAATTCATTCTGAAGGTTAGCATTAACATTCTGCTGCTCACTTGCCTGCTGTTCTTTGTTCTGCTTAAATGCCGCAATCGCCTGATGAAGTTCATTCTCAGACAATCCCTGCTGCATAAAGTAGTCCTTAATAACAGCATTTTCTTTCTTGGCAGTTGCAGTATTAATCATTTCCTGTAATCTGTCATAATCAACACCAGCCGCCTGCTGATTATTCTGACCACCCTGCTGTCCTGCCTGTCCATTATTGTTACTTCCAGCGTTCTGGTCGCCGTTACCATCTCCGCCCTCTGCGAAGAACTGTAAATTAATAGGTAATGTCTTTCTCATCACTCTATCTCCTTTCTTCCGTTTACCGCTCGTCAGCATTTTCCTAAAGTTTAGTGCCATTAAGTTTTGGGCATAAAAATAGCACCCACAGCGTATTGCTATGCGTGCTTACTTCTTCCTTTCTTCTATTTCATATAAAGTATCCATTATAGCCTGATGATATAGTTTAATATCTACATCATCCTGATGCATTCCCATTGTTAATCTATTCTGTAATATTAATACATGCCTTTTAAGCTGTGTCATTACAAAATCATCATCTTCCATAAATATTTTAGATTGTGATTTTTCTTTTTTCACTGGCTCTGGTGGCGGTGAATATCTTTTCAACATACGTTTCCTTTCTGTTGCACCGGTGCAACTTATGTATAAAAATAACAGCTCTATAGCTGTTTATTCAATCTAATCTTCAATTCTCTTAATATTATATGCTACTGCACACTGATGTTCTATTTTGCAACCTCTAGCCTTATCCCATCCTTTAACAAAATATACAACATCCGCCTGTGATAGAAGTTCTATTGATTTTCCTAAAACCCACAATGGCTTAGCTTCTGCTGGTGCTCCTTCAAAAAAAGACTCTATAACTTCTACTTTCTCACCTAATAGCAGCTCTGCATATTCTATTGCCTTTTTCCTTGTTTCTTTTATTTCCTCGTCTGTTTTACCTGCCATAGGCTGGCTAATAAATAATTTTTTCATACTGTCTTGTCCTCACTTTCTTAAAATTAGGTATAAAAATACCACCAATCTCTCGACTGGTGGCTACTCATCTACTGTTCCTGTTCCCAAGCCCACTTTTAAAATTTCTCAGCAGCTTCTATTGCTTCTTTAGGGGCATTTTCAAGATGACACCCAATCATATATGGTTCAAAAATATCAATAAGTTTCTGTATCTCTTCTGGATATTTTACTGGCATAATTTACCTCCATTTCTTTTTATTAACGTAATATATTCTGCTTCAACTTTATCATATCTTTCTCGTAAATACTTAATTTCTGCATAATCACTTATCTTACCCACATTATATTCATTTATACCAAGTGCGTCACTTGATATATAAATACACCTATATTAATAATTAAGAGGTTTACCTGCTTTTATCCATTCTTCAAATGTTATATCTTTAGGTAAAATTTTCCAATTCTGTAAAACTTTAAATGTTGTTCTATTATTTTTTTCTATTTCCTCATCAGTTCTCTTCGGTGGATTTATAAATCTCTCACGTTCTTCTTTTGTTAATTTTTGTTTTTCCTCCTCCGTAAAATTAACTTCACTAAGTTCCATCCTAAGTTTAAAACATTCTTCTGGAGAAAGTTCTTTTCCTCTTTGCATTTGCTCTGCTTCTGGTAGTAAAAGCCATTCTCTTGCTGTTAACTTCATTTAATCCGCCTCCTCTAAAAGAATATGCCAAATCTCCCCGACTAATATTTTTGAAATAACTTTAAATTTACTATTTCGCTCATAAAGGACTTCATTTTCATTTAAGCCAATAGAACTTATATCTCGCCCATTTTTTGTATTTTGTATATAAATTTTTATTTTTGCTAAATCATTATATCCTTCTGTCTTTGATGTACTCCAGTATTGTTTAATTGTTATTATTGTTCCTTCAACATATTCACTTACAAATTCTTTAATTCTATCTTCCTCATCCTTACTGTCAGAAAAATCAACAGTTCTTATTAAATTCCCATTGAATTTTGATATTTTTGACAGTGCTGCATCTAAATTGTTTACAAGTTGTTTATGTTCTGATTTTAAATTTGATAAATCATTTGCATTTCTTAAAACATCATTTATAATATATGCTTCAAAGCTCTTATATTGTGTAACTGCTTGTAATTCTTTATCTGATAAATTCATTATATCATTCTTATGCAATTCCTCAATATGTTTTTCAGAACTACCATTAAATAATATACTTTGCTCCCACTGTTCCTTTCTAGCCGCATACATCTTCTTGTTATCCGGATCTAAGGAATACTTTGACAACCTGTCAAACTGCTCAACCATCCTGCCTGCATATTGCTGCTTCTGGTCCTGCTTGTAATCTTCCTTGACCTTTTCTAACTCTTCCTTGGTAAACTTACTGTCTGGCTCTTCATCCAGCTCAGGGAAATATGTTGTATGTACGTCTTTGCAATTTGGATGGTACAACCCCGCAGCTATTGCAGAGGACATAAGCGGATAAGGACCATCCGATGCCTTACCTCCGCTCCATACATCATCTATAAGTACTTTTCCAACAAATGGAAGGCACTTAGGGCAGGCATTAGCACGCTTATTCATAATAACTGTACTAATTCCCCACTGCTGTCGCATTTCTCCCTCTCCAGTTAGATATGCACGCTTGCTGGCTGTTTGAATAGCCATTCTGGCATAATCCTTTACTGTATGTCTGCTGCCATTCGCATATTCAATACAATTAATACCTGCTTTAAGAAAATCTCTTGTAGCCATATCAACTGCTTTCTCATATGTTCCTGCACCCGTATTCGCATACACCTGAGCATTGAATATTATCTGCCGGTATTTATCCTCCGACATTCTTAACATAGAATGTTCAGCTCTGGTAAAATCCGCCTTTGTGGCTTTTATAAGTGCCTCTAACTTCCTGGTATTTAATTTGAAAAAAGCACCCTCAGTGCCCTGTGACACTTTGGATGCTTTAAGCCCATTTTTAATTGCCCTTAATATCTTCTGTTCCTGTTCTGTACCGCCTGTCTGCCTTGCCGTAAATATCATTGCATCTATCGAACCATTTATGTCACTAAACTTACTCTGGAAACGCTTTTTATTGTCGGCTTTGTATTTTTCCAATGCTTTAAGCTGTTCAACCTGCCATTGCGACCAGTTAAATCCAAGTTTATCTTCTTCCGCTCTGTGTCCGTCAAGATTTCGTATCATAGAAGCAATCAGCTCATCTTCTATAGCTCTAAAGGCTTTCTCTATATCGTAATCAGTGTTAAGTTCCATACATTACCTCATCTGATAGCTTGTCCGGACTGAAAAATCATCTGCCTGCATATTAAGTGCCGGCTCTTCCATATCAGATATACCCTGTTCAGCCTTAAGCCTTGCAATCTCTTCCTGCTTCCATTCATCATCCTTGGTATCTCCATACAGCTCATCAACAGATGCCTCTATGCTCATAATACCGCCCTGCTTTGCCTTGCTGACTGTTTCTACCTGGCTCTCAAAGCTTGGGTTTGCATATTCGCCAAATGTTACATCTATATCCGTATCCCTAATTGGTGTCTTATTAAATGTATCCATAGCCTTAAATACTATATCTACAAGCTTTGGAAGCACCTTCTGCAACTGGCCTACAATGTTATTTCTGCTATATAATGTTGCTTTTTCCTTTTCTCTCTGTGCTTCCGCATTATCCAGCTTCTTAACATCTATACCCAGCGTTGATGGGCTCATAATACCTTGTAAACAGAGGTCTAACGCTGTTATATATGTTGCAAGGTAACTCTCGTGGGGAATATTACCCTGTACTAGGTCTATTTTGTTGGTTTGTCCCTCTTTCATACTTACCTCTGTACTTATATAAGCATTATCAAAGGCATTGGGCTTTAAAACCTTTCCTGTGTATGGATTTCTTGGGAGCATATTTTCCGGAATGTATTCCTTTGTTCTATTTTTCCTTAAGGCATCCATCCACTGTGACCAGGCCTCGTCTAGTGCGTCAAAATTATCTATTTTGGCATCAAATATGCTCTTGCCTCTTCCTTCATATCTGGCTGATTTATAAAACATCATAGGAACTGCCATCATAAAATTGTCATTCCATACTACGTCTGAAAGCCCTGCAAGCTCAGGCACTGTATCTAAAGGACATTCCCTGTTTCCATTTACAAGCTTATATCTAACATATCCTATTCCATAATGCTCAAGAAGAACATATTCCCTTGTTCCACTATGGTACACTGTCTTAAAAATGATTTCTCTTACCCTGCCACGGTCTCTTATAATTTCTATCTTATCTCCCGGATAAAATTCTATTATTGGATATTGGCTTAAGGTTGTATCAAAAGATATTTTAAACGCCCCATCTCCTATATAGAGTGCTTCTGTAACTGCCTGTTTTACCAGCTCTATAAAATCATTTTCTTCTGCAATCTTGTCCCATTCTTCCTGTCTGCTGCCAGTGTCTATTAAATTCATATCATCAACAACTATACTCGCCAGCATATCACACAGCATAGCTGGCAAGCCAACGTGTATTTTTCTTATCTCTAACCCCGCTGTACTTGTTGCCGACCAGAATCTTGTATGATCTCCTGCCAACTGTTTATACAATTGTGCAAGTTCCTCACTTTCACCTCTGTACCATATTCTGTTTTTAATAGCATTTCCTTCATAATCAAGCGTTTCCTGTAATGTAAATGTTCCATTCATTGCCGGCTGTATACGCAGCCACGTCCTTATTCCTGTTCTTACCTTTTCTGCCATACTTGTAAATATGTTCACCTCACTCACACTCCTATGTCTTATTCTCTATTCCTATCTTGTCGCGATAAGGAATCCAGCCATACTGTACACTGTTTACCATATGGTCGTTACCGTCCTCTGGCTCACAGTCCTTATCCTCCAGCCACGAATACACCTCTAATTCAGTCTTGTAATTCGTACAGGTATCGACAATATAAAAGCTTGGCTCTCTGCCCTTCTTATCATTAAAGGACATCCAGCCAAGCTGTAAGTTAATTCTGTCTATTATAGTTACTTTCTTATACGCATTATTAAATATATACTGGCAGTCAATATGTTCTCTTTTATACTTTGCGAACTCTGTTATTGTTGCCTGGTCCGCATTATCAACAAACACATTCTTTGACATTCCACCCCATTCTTTTCTGTTACGCTCCAGGAAGTCAATGTAATTCCTTACTGTATCAGATGGAGCTATTGGTATATCAAGAGCTGCATTATTGTATACTTTTTCATCTAGTACAATAATCCTGCCCTTATTGGTTATTCCCATATACGACATTGCAATTGTATCAGGACTCTTGGTCGAGTACGCTGTATCAAGTCCACTTGTGTATATTATAAACCACTCTTCCTGCTTTTCATCATTTTCACGTTTTATATAAGCCTTCGCCTGCTCCTTTGTGATAATATGTCTCTTGCAGAAATTACAAAAGACAAGACCTGTTGCCTTGCCTCTTAATCCTTGTATCTTATTCTTGTATATCTTAGTGCCAGGAGGATAGCTCATTTTTTTCTGTTCTATCTTCTCTGGTGTCATAGATATATTGTCTGTCATATTAAAGAACCAGTACACCCAGTCTTTAATAGGCTCACAACCGTTAAGGTCCTTCCATATTTCTTCCGGCACATCTGCCCTGTACTTATCTATAGGCCTTGCATGATTGATGTATTCTGAATATATAGGAAGTGTAGGTGCATCCGGATTAAGTGTACCTACAAAGTATTCAGAACGTCCGAATATTTCTCGTATGAAGTCTATGTTAGCTGTATTGCACTCATCTACCCACACACATCCAAACTGTGAACCCAAGGCATTCTTCCACTTGCTGGCATTATCGTAACCGAGAACATATATTATCTTGGTACTGCTGCCAGTTTTGAATTTAATATGTGGAAGTTTATTCTCTTTATCACCATTACCACAGTATTCAAGATTGGGAAATATCTGTAACAATCCCATATCAGCATTTATTATATTCTTCTCAATAACACCTGTTGTATTACCTGCTATAACGTGCAGCTTCATATCTGATTCAGCTACATTCATAATGAACTTTACAGCAACTGTAGTAGTCTTTCCTGATGCCGTTGAGCCTTCAAGAAACTCTGCTCTTGCAGGTGTATCTATATAGTCCCAGTATTTATCACTTAGAAGCATCTGGCTCACCCCTTGCCTTACGCTGTGCAAGAAGCTCCTGTAATTCACTCCTGGTTGTATCGTTTACATTGGCTTCTATCTTGTCGGTGAATATACCTAAATGTTTGCCAAGAAGTTCTAAGGCCTTAACCTTGTCACAAGACTTAACTTCCAATCCATCTCTACCCTTCTTGATAACAGCAAGAGCTCTTTTCTGTTCCTCTGTAAGTTCTTCTGTAAGCACCGGCTCTACTGTTCTATACATAACAGGCTTACCATCTTTATCCAGTACATCCACAAGTGCTCCACCCGCTTCTACTTGCATCTTCTTTTCAACCACATGTGCATAATCCGCATTATTAGAAAAAGCTATCAAGGCAAGCTCCTTGATAACTCTCTCCTGGGTTATCTGTGTGCTCCTTGATAGCTCTTTCTGTCTTTCTGCTATATATTCCTGTAACTTAACATTTCTTAACAGTCTTGATGCCGTCTGTTCTGCTGTTTTCGGTGAATACCCTGCCCTGATAGCTGCCTGTGTGGCATTAAGGTCTATAAGGTATTCTTCACAGAATCGCTTCTGTTTATCTGTTAATGCCATACAATCAGCTCCTTTCTAGCTTTTCAAGCATAAAATAAACAGACCATTTCTTAACGATTTTATATCATTAAAAAATGACCCGTTTATATATTTTTTTGTATTATTTTAAAATGTTTTTTTTCTATAATATCTCAAATATTTTGAATAATTTCTATCAAAATCCTTCTCATAATCATCATCTAACAAAATGGCAAAACATTTATCATAAATAAGTTTTCTTAATTTTTTTAAAAAAATCTTTATCATATCTGCACACCATCCTTTTATCCACATAATAATGTTGCTACAATACCACATCCTACATTAAATATCAATGATAAAATAAACCTTAACACAATAAATTTTCCATTACTTTTATCTTTATCTTTAATATCATCCTGTAAATTCATATCCCCTTTCGTTATATTAAATATAAATATTTGTCCATATTCCGAAAGTTTATCATATACACCTTGTGCTATATTTTCAAAAAACTGTTTTGAAAAATACATTGCCATAACACTTGACGATAAATATATTATTAATAACTTAAGCTGTTTTAATGTTAGCTCACTAATTATTGCAACATCCAATCTATTTATTAAATAAGAATCCACTCCTATTATTAATACAAACATCATAATTAGTGAAAAATACTCGAAATATCTAGCTATAATTTTTCTATACCTTCTCATCATCATAATAATTGGATTTTTTAATTGACTATTTTGTTTTAACCCCTTAACCCACTCAGCAACTATATTTAATAATTCTTCTCCTAATATCACTTGTATAAAATCAACTCTCGCAATTATTGGTATTGAATTCAACTCAATCTCATCTAAATCTTCTATTTTACCAGAAAATATTAAATTTAATATTTCCTCTGCTCTAAGACCATTGGTTAATTTCACAACCAAATTATGATTCTGTGGATTTTCATATCCAGGAATTCTTACATTAAAATTCCATTGTAATGAAATACTTGAAATAGAACTACTTTCTGTCCATTCATGCTGTACAAACTCCTCCCAGCATTTAAACACGAATTCTCGTTAATCCTTTAAATAAACAGTTACTGTCGCAATATATCCATCATCTTGATAATTCAAACTTATTTTCTTATTTATTCTATTATTTAAATCTATTATATCTTCCCTTGTTATAATAACTTTCCTTGAATAAGCTCTAGATATACTGTCTGGTTTAGCGTTTAATTGATAATACGCTGATTTGAATATTGCTAATTCCCTACTTTCAGTTGTAACTGCTAATTCCTGTTCAACAATATCATTATCCATATTTCCCCTCCAACTTTAATTCCATGATAATAATAAAACATTTTTATATTTATTTCAACAAAATAAGACACCAACTTTCGTCAGTGCCTTAAGAGGGTATAATTATCAATTTAGGAGTAATGGTGCCGGTGAGAGCTGGCATCCGCAGGGGATATTATTGAATTTCAGACTGATATATGTCCGTGGCTCAGTGCATTCTGCATCTGTTCCACGATAAATATTACCACATATAAAACGAACAGAACGAACAAAACGAACAGACTTTTATTTTTCTTTCAAAAATCTTTCAACAGCCATCCTGCATCCATCTGCAGTATAATGCTTTCCCATACTGTGTGCAACTTTTATCCAGGAATATTTGTTAATGTATCTGTACGTAATCATCCTCCTCATAGTGCTGCTCTTTATCTGGTATATGTAATGCTCTGCAAGTGCTATCTGCTGTTCTATCTTCTCCAGAACATCTTCCTGTTGCGACTTTCTTAACATCAATAATGCCATCTGAGTATCATATTCCGAATATGGGAAACCTTCTATCTTGAAATGCTGCTTGCCTCCATTTCCGCCTGATACACTATCTATTACAGTATATCCTTCCTGCTCCATCTTACTTATCCTTTTCTCTATCTGAGATATAGATTCTTTTAATGATTCTCTCTCCTTTACCAAGTCTTCATACTGTATCAATATTTCTTTGATATTGTACTGTTCTTCCACTCACTACACCTGCCTATCTCTTATATTTCTGTTCTGTGCCATCCGCCATCTTTACTGTTATTTCTAATGGATACCCCTTAGCGTTATAACCTGCACTTAAATAACGTTCCTTTATTATTTCCAATGGCTTACAATGTCCTTTTTCACAATGCTGTGCTCTGGTTTTATCATTGTATTCTGTTCCACATATCTCACATATGTAATGTTTAACTTCTTTCAATATAATCACTTCCTTTCATCTCTCTCCACCAAGTAAAATCCCAGCCATTATTAGTTAACTGCTGCCATATATGATTGCCTTTGTAATATGCCTTTCCTTTACTTCCGTTCCGTCTGTATATCTGATATATTCCTGGCTTATCTGGTTCTGCATCATAGCAATTATGCCACCCTTGTGCTTCCATTTTTTCTTTAAATGTCATACACTCTTTATACTCTGCTCATTCTTCTTTCCTCTCAATCTTAATCAAACAAACTTAATTGGCTAACTGGTTCAAAGTTCATCCACAATATTTCCTTTTTTCTAGTACCATTACGTGTATAGCTTATTGTTTCCCCTTTATACCAGTTCTTTAATCTATCATTATATAAATCATTATCATACCCACTTATTAATACAGGTCCTTTATGTGCTAATAATACATCAAGCAAATTACTATGTTCCTTATCATTCATCTCGTGATTATATTGCTTACAACATCTTGTTTTCTGCATATATGGTGGATCTGCATATATTAGCACATTCTTATGATTAAACTGTTGAGCAAGTTCTACCGCTGGTTTATTTTCAATCTGTACTCCTCTCAATCGTTCTGACGCTTGTATAATCCTATCAGGAAGTTTGCACCAATCTATAGCTGAATATGCTTTCTCTCGACCATAAACATCTTTCTTCCAACCCACTCTGTCTAATATTCTACAGCCATATCCCATATTAATTTGAATACAAAAATTAACAGCTTTAGCCAGACTTTCTTCTGGAATGTTATCATTAGAATTTTCATATATGTTTCTTGCGTATGGTGTGAAATAGATTTCATGTGCCAGTTTTTCCGGATCATTCTTAATCCAATTAAATAGATTAATAACATTATCATCAAGATCATTTACTGTCTCAATATTACTCCTGGATTTATTAAAAAGCACCGCACCACTTCCAAAGAATAGTTCAAGATAACTATGATGTTCCGGAAATTTATTAATAATCCAATTAGCAATAGACCATTTGCTCCCTGGATATTTAATTATCGCTTTCATTTTTTTCAATCCTAACTATCTCTTCCAGATCTGATTCATTGTTAAGCGTATTCAGATATATTATCAGGCTGTTATCCCTGTCTATTTCCAATACGCTGCCATCTTTATTAGTTACTTTCCACATACGTCATTCCTTATCTTCCATTTTGGATACTTCTGTTCTATATTCCATTACGTTTTCTTTTATTAACAAATCAGGACAAGTCATGCAATCCTGTCCATTTTCTCACACTGTTCTTGTTCATACTCCGTTACATTTTCAAGTTGTTTTTGATACCATCTGCAAAATGCCATTATTCTTCACCTCTTACTTTCTCAGATAATTTCATATACGCATTTTTAAACTTCAGTTCTTCCAGTTTTCTTTCCGCATCTTCTATTGTCAATAAAGCATACACACTTCCAATCTCTAACGGTGGATTATCCTCATATCCGATATGAACATATAATTTTCCATTCTTATACTTGGAGAATCCAACTACTGGTTCATAATCTTCATATCTCTTGATACATAAACATACATTACCTTCATCATCTTCTGTATCTATCCAGTAAAGCTTATCTCCTATGCTGCAGGGTAATTTAAGAAGTCTGCCCTGTTCAATATACTCATCCAGCTCTAAATCTTCGTAATATTTAAGTCTTTCTCTTAAATCAGCCATAGCCCATAAATTACGATAAAATAATGCCAATAACCCTATCTGGCTATCAGGTTCAATTGATAACATTTCACTCATATACTCATCAAATTCTTCATCTGTCATATCCGATAAATCATCTTCACATATATCTTTGATAAGACTTCTTACAAACTTTCTGCTATCAATATCCAACTCGTAATTTCTATATCTGGCATTGCCATCATTATCTGCATAACAACAATTATATGCCAGTTCAATCATTGACATATCTGATATTGCCTTGTTGCTTGTTAATCTCTCCATACATGCCTCCTACACGTTCCGGCCACTTGTTCCAGGAATCATTCGCCTCTGGTTCCTTGGCCAGGAATTCGAATATATTCATCCGTCCTTCACATTCATAATCATCTGTCATATCAGCACCTCAGTTCTTCATCATCAGACCTTATGTGGAATTCAATACCGGTTTCTGCTGTCATAGCTTCTGCTATATCCTTCCACTTCACATATCCACCAACAAGACTTTCTGTATATTCGTTGAATTTCCAGATAAATCTGTTCATACGCTTAGTTCCAAATCCAAAATTATCCCTAAGGACGTATGAGCTCATCAGAAGTACTGTGTCCATTATTGTCTGTTTAATTGTTTCTGCAAAATGCTCAAGCTCTGTCTGAGATATCTTAAGTGGTACATCATACGCTTGTCTGAACTTAAGCTCCTCTTCAAGTCCATCTATACCCTTTTCCCTGGCAACTCTCAGGGCATATGACATACCTTCTCTTCGTGCCTGCTCCTCTTTGCTTAACTTAGCCATTACTTATTCCCTTCTTTCCTCTGTGCTGACTTCTTCGCCTGCTTCTGTGCTTCATCTTCAAGCTGTGCAACACGCATATGATTGTAACTGCAATAATATTTCATCTTTCCACGGACAATGCGCTTATACACATATTCCTCTAAACTGTATTTTTGCGTATCAATGGTCTTTCCGCACTTATCACAGCAGATACCTCTTTTAACTGGGAGTATTCGCCTTTCCTGTTGCACAGATTTTCTTATCTTCCTGCTGGTTCTTTGCCTGCTTGGAATTATTTAAGCTATTGCCGGGCCCATTTAAACCAGCTGTTACTTTTCCCAAATCATTACCCTGTGCAAGTCCAAATTCTGCCATCATAGCTGCAACACAATCTTCAAGTTTTGCACTTTTATCTTCAAGATATTTATCTAATCGGTCCTTGATAAACTGTGCAGTTTCCTCAGCTATATCATTAAGCACTGGTATATTCTCAAATGCCTCATAATGAGCCGCTGAACCATCAGGTTCAAATTCTGCCTTGTACAGTGCTTTAGCACTTATATCTGTGGCTAAGGCTCTGATTTTGATAAGTCTGTTAGTTTCTTCCGTAAGCGATTTACTAAACTGATTTACAGCTTCTAAATCCATCATCTCTATAGCTCCTTTCGTTAGTTGTCCAGAACAGAGTTGTAGAACTCGTCTGAATGTTTTGGTCTTTGGTTAAAATTATTAAATTTGTTGTTCACGCGCGCAGGCGCTATATTATTTAGTTTTCGTTTATGTTTATATATGGCTACGGTTTCTCCTACGCTTTTCCCTTCGGTTTGTACTACGCTTTCTGCTTCGGTTTCTCCTACGCTTTTTACTACGGATTTGAAAGTACAAATCTTATATTTATTAGGACTTCCTTTTTTCCCTCTCTGGAATTCTATAAGTCCAGCATCTATTAATTTATTCCTGTTTTCGACTAACGTAGCCTCTCTTGACATCTGACAACGAGACATTACTCGCTGGTTATCTACTTGTATCCACTCGCACCACCCTGCCATATTATTAATACTTAATAACTTGTAGTACAATAATTGCGCAGCACTCGGCAAGTAATGACTTTCGAGCCACCTTTCAAACCCGTTCAGCTGTTTTATGTAGTCGATACGCTGTTCTGTCATCACGGCTTCACCTCTTCCAGGACCACTTCTATTCGTGGGTTATGTTTATCTATGAAGAAATGATCTTCAAAGCCTACTATGTTATTCCAGCCGTCATTATCTATAACCTTGCATTTAACAAGTGCATCCTGTATGAACTTATGTGCAACTCCTGCTATATTATCAAGGTCTCGTTTTCTATTTGGCTCATAGAACATATATTTAAGTCTTATAGGACTATTTATATGTGTACGCTTTAATTCAAGCCTTATAGCGTTAGATATAATCACCTGATACTGTTGTTTCATATCATTTCCATTGCTATGCCTGTTATGAAAGCTTCTTTCCGCCTTTAAATATTCATTAAGACCTGGCAATGTACCTTTAATAGTAAATGTATAGAGCATTCAGCTCCTTTCCGCCCTGTGGAAGTATGCACCACAGGGCTTATATGTATTTCTGTGACAACGTAGATTGTGTGATATTATATGTCACAGATAATTTCTTCCAAACTCCTGTATAAAATATTCTCTTGTACCATAATTCTCTTCATAATACTTCTGTGCCATCTTCTTAAGCCTTAAGTCTATGACATTGGCATATTGTCCGGCATATACTCCATTAGGGTGTAAATCTGGACGAAGTGGAACTACAAATCCATACTTCTCACTTTTCTTCCTGTTAGATCCTCCGAATATATGATGCCGTTCTACTGTAATTGAACCTGTGAATATACATTCATCCATATTATCAGTGAATACACTTTTAAGTTTCTTACTCATATATTCCACCTTTCTTTGAGCTGTGCCAGCTCTACAGGAGATATTGTGTCTATTCCCAGATCTTTTGCTTCTGCCACAGTACCATCAATTAATACAGACATTTCATAAGAATTGTATGTATGACTGCCTCTTATGATTTTGTAGAAATATACTTCAAATCCATTTTCAACTTCATATTTGATGTATCTTAAATGTGGTTCTTCCATTTCATATGCTGTATTTATTGGTATATTGGTTTTTATTACTGCCACAACACCGGCATCAACTTCCATAGGCTGTCCATATTGTCCCAGAAGCATATTCTTAACCTTGGCTTTAGATAACCTCTGCTTATCAGCTATCTTGCCTACAAGAACGTGAAAATAGGCATTGGCATCAAGACTTCGCCTTTCCCTGTGGGGCTTAATTTCTATATCCAGCTTTTCCTTTTCTTTAAGCTCAATAAACTGTCCAGCCACATTATCATTTACTTCTAACATAAGTATCTGTTTCATTGTCTGAAAATCTATTGATACATCTTTATATCTTCCTGTGCATTTCATTCTTCAATAACCGGCTTTGAAGCTGTTGCCCTTAAAGCCTGCATTACTTTAGGGAACATTTCTTCTGTAATTTCTTCAAGACTATTAACTCTGAAACGCTCACATATCACTTTGCTGGATACCCCTGTTCTTTTAATCTCCTGTTCAATTGTCATTATCTTAGGCTTGGTTATCTTCATAGCTTTTATTTCAGCTTCTTTTGCTTCCTGAGCTTTACGTTCAGCTTCTTCTTTCCGCTGTTGCTGTTCCTTTGTAACCTTTTCCGCAGTATCTGCTGTATCAAGGTTATCATCCTCGCTTATCTCCATCGCTATCATATAGAGGTATCTTCTGGCATATGTTGTTACCGCACCAATATTCTGCATTGCAGTAGCTCCCTGAATGCTTACATTAGCGGTAGGTATACTGAATTCAATTACATCCTCTAAATTCTCAAGATTAATAAGTGTAAGACTTGCTGTGTTCTCATTAATTGCAAATTTAAACAATGTCTTATGCTGTGTCGCAATACTATTGCAGGATGGAAGGAAATCTGAAAGTTCATAATACTCATATTTGCTGTATGTATTTTTTCCAGTCTTAATTAATTTCTTTGCCTGCAATTCCACTCTCATCTCTGCAAGCTTTTCATAAATGCTTTTACTCTCTGCCATTACATACCTCCTGATACATCACACCAATATTATCAATATATTCACAAATCATATCTTTTTCGGTTTCAGAACAATATATCTTTAATATAAATTCCTTCTGCTGTTCATAAGATCCTGTAACAAAGGCTGCTGCCATATCATCATCTACACTATTGCAAGCTTCAACAAAGGCTTCATCTGCACTTTTAACATTATGCTTTATATCATCCTTGCTAACTGTTTCCTGTATTCTTTTATCTTCTTCTGCCTTACGTTCCTGCTCCGCCTTTCGCTCCTGCTCTTTTCTTAATATCTCTGCTTTGTCAGCTTCATACTTCGTTATTACATTAATAGACATTGCCAAATCAAGAGTCTTCTTAAACGTATCCAGTGCTTTCTGTTCGGCATCGCTGTGCATATTCTTAATTGTTTCAACTGACATTTTGGCATTATCAACTAATGTTTCTATAGCTTCTTTAATCTTCTTAATAGAGGTTCCCTTGTTCTCCCAAGTCTTAGAATAAATCCTGCTTAAAGGAAGATATTCCTGCATACCTTCTATACAGTCATCATATACCTTTTGAATTTCTTCCTTCTTCTGTTCGATACGCTTATCCTCATATTCCTTAGTCTGTTGGGCTATAAGTTCTATTGGCTCTGCAATAATCTGCTGGAGTTCTTTTATCTTGTCCTCAAACTCTTCATAAGGCTGCATATATCTCCTTTTTACATCTTTTCTCTTATCATCAAGGCATTTGCTTAACTTTCTCAATGTAGCAACGGTGCTTTTTGCTTCAATAAGCGTATCCTCTGTAAATACCATTGTCTTATATAATTCCATTGAAGCCTGTACATTTGCCTTAATCTCATCATAATTACTGATATTTAAAATTCCATTAGTCTGCTCTACAGACACTATCATCTCATTCATACTTAAATCTCCTAATCTGATCTTCTTAATAAATTAATGGTTTCTTCCTGTTTGAAATTAAATTCATATTGTCCAGTTTTCGTTAATTTGAATTTGCGAAGATAACGTACCTCTTCATCCTCACAATTACATTTTTCTCCTGGGTCTAATCTTGCCTTACATCTCTCACAAATATATTTATACATTGATTTTTACTCCTAAATGTTCTACACTGTAATTGAGATTTTTTACTTGAGTTGCAGTGTTGCCTCACTGCGGCTCTTTTTATATATTCCTTAAACGATAATCACCTATTGAAACTCCAGCTTTGCACTCTAATCTGTGAAGTCTTAACAACCACTTAGAAGCATCCTCTATTCTCCTATCTGTAATAGCCGCATTAATTCTTTTGTTAAATGCAATTATTTCACCTGTTATTCTCACTGCTCTGCCTTTTCCTTTCTTCTAAAATCATAATATTATTCATATATGCTTATCCTTTTCTCTTATTTCATCCAAGGTTTTACATAACTCCTCTAATGACATTCCTTGTCTCTTTGCAAGTGCGGCTGCACTTATGTTATAAGTCCAGATAGAAGACATCTTTATTGCATTACCTATATCCAATATTCCCTGCTGTAACCCTATTCTGACAAATTGAGGACTACAGCCCATTATTAATGCTGCTTCTGCTGTCTTTATTTTTATATTAGGCATTAGCTACTCCTCCTATTCAATAATAAAATCATTTAATCGCAGAATGACCAACTACAATGTGGACAGCCTGTTATTAATGTTGCCCCTGCCTTTTCCAGTGAAATACCTGTTTTATATCCTCCGCGGTCCTGCTCTGTATAAATGTCTTTGTTACAGTTCACACATATACCATCTCTGGGTGCAAAATGCGGATAACCTTCTCTATCGCAATATTTATCCTGTGCTTCCCTTGCTTCGATTGAATTAAAATGCTCCATAATATCACCTCTTCTTATCATCTCTGCATAAAACTAATATTGTTATGCAGATAATAGTTGTTATTGCTACTGCTGTTGTGTTCATATCTTCTCCTTTTTATGGTCTTGTATCCACATCAATAAGACTTTCTGTATGAAAATACATCTTGTAATGATATGGGTCTGAATGTGTTCCTGTTATATCCTCAACAACATACATTGTGTAATCATTGAGATATATGTAATTCTTTCTGTATTCATCTGCGCCAGTTTTAACCGTACATACAAGTTCATTTTCACTATCATTGCTTATGCTCATATAGCCTTCTGCTTCCATAATGATTTTATCTGTACGTGCGTTGTATACTGTTATTTTTCGTTCACACTCAAAATAATCTGCCTGCTTTGACATATTGTAATTAACTTTATCTGCTTCACTACAACCTGTCATTGTTAATGATGCACCTAATATCAAAGCTGCTATTATTGTGTTTTTTCTCTTTATCATTCTTCACTCCTTAAGCTGATCTCATCTATCTGTGGTAACTACAAAGTTAAGTAAATGTATATTTACTCTCTCTAACAAGTCCTGAGCTTCTCGGATTGTTAACCCTTCTAATGCTTTAACAATCTGAGTGGCTCTTTTGGCACTTTCACCAGTAAATAACTTGCCATCTACTATTAATTCACCTGTTGTCCAATTTCTCCATTCCTGTAATCCAACAGCATTCTCTATTCTTTCAGATAAACATTCCTGTTCATTTTCCTTAGTGCCTGTTTCATTTAAAACCTCACCAACAATGTTATCTGCCAGCTTGTCTATTAATTCATCCGTATTCTCTTTCACGCTCTCACCTCCTTGTATTGAAATACAGGGGAGTTTTTCTCCTGCTTTCCATCCATTCTTATGGTTAAATACCTTTGCCTTTTGATAGCCATCAACATATGGAACTTTTACAATAAACGGCTTTGTGATTTTCTCTCCATCAATTTCAAGTTCTTCTTTATCGTAATTAATTTTTATGCTATTCATTCTTAACCTCTTAAACTAATAATCATCAACACAACTATTGAAAAATATATTGGGAAGCTAGGATGCCTCTCTTTAAATGGTATCCTTATAACCTCATAATACTTAATGCCTGATACTTTCATTTTCTTTATAGCTGATATTGCCTGCATAAATGTCTTGGCTTTCTCTTCTATGAATGGTTCATAACCACGGATAATGTACTTATATGTTTTCTTCGCAATTGCTCTCACCTCCTTGTATGTTACTTACTTGAATATCTTGCCTAATTCTGTCACAGCTCCTATACTTTAATCACAGGCTATTGCCGTAGCCGAGTATTTTTGAAAGGAGACTTATTATGGATAAAGAATTGTTTTATCATACTGTTGCGACAGAAACTGCAAAAGCATATGTTTCAAATAATATGCCACTTTATATAAACTCTGGTTCTGCTAATTACGCTAAAGACTTTGCAGAAAAATATATTGAAGCATATGAAATTGCTAAAAATGTTGATGTTGCCAATTCTAATATGAATTAACACTCTGTCACTTCACTAATTATCTTTGCGGCATCTGATAAAATTGCTTGTGCTTTATGCACAGAAATTCCTTTATCTGAAAGAACATTTATTACATCAATAATTTGAGGTAGCTCTTCCATAGATGCCGCAAAACCCTTCATTCGTTGAGAAAATATTTCTTTTATCTTTTCTTCTCGACTCACCTCTCTCACCTCCTTGTTATATTACTCACTCAATATCTTGTCACGTTATGTGTCATTGTTAATCAAAAAAAATAGACTGTACAGTCTTTTCATAGTATTGAGCTAATTTAACTTTTACTGAATCTCTTGGTATTCTTTCACCACATTCGTACATTGATAATGCCGAGTCACTTATGCCAACTGCCTTAGCAACCTCTGATTGTGACTTATTTCCTCGTAATTCAACTAATCGGCTACCAATTTTTTTAGAATTCAAATTATCACTCCTTTCGTGCCACGTTCTGTGGCTTAACTATAATATATCACTCGTCACGAATTGTGTCAACACATTTTGTGGAATTCTTCTTGATTTTTCCACAAAACGTGTTATCATTAAACTATACTAAATAGAAGGAGTTGAAACAGATGGGGGATTTTCCTAATATATTCAAAAGAATAAGAGAACAAAGTGGTTTAACACAACAACAGATGGCAGATAAACTTGGCATATCCCGGAGTGCCATTGGAATGTACGAAAAAGGAGAAAGAGAACCCAACTTTGAAACTCTTGAATTAATAGCAGATACTTTTAATGTAGATATGAATTTTCTTCTTGGTAAAAAGCCAACAACAGAAGTTATTCCAGATACCTACTACCTTAATGATGATGCCAGAGATATGGCTCAATTCTTATATGAGAACCCTGACTATAAAGTATTGTTTGATGCATCACGCAAGGTAAAAAAAGAAGATATTGAATTTGTTAAGGAGATGATTGACAGAATGTCTAACAAAAATGATTAAAGATAAGAGGGTGAGGAATTGGATACTAATATTTTATATGTAGATATGCCTACTACTATTAAGGCATATACTGTTTGCTGTGATGATGATACCTATACAATAGTGTTAAATGCTAGACACTCAATGGAGCAGTTAATGATGGCTTATCATCACGAGATGAAGCATATTGAAAATGGCGATTACGACAAGCCAGACAAAAATGTTGAACTTGTTGAAATATTTACACATAAAGAATAAGGGGGATATTTATTATGGATATATCTAAAGAACAATTTAAAGAACTAAAAAAAGAGGGTGGCTTTTCAAATTTTGCATTTCTTACTACTGTAAAATACATAAATGGTACATCTGATGCTGAAAAAAACTATTGTAATCTTGGACTCTATAATGCTGGTTTACTTCTTAACCCTACTGGTAATACTAAATTTTTATATAAATGTGATGAACTTACAAATGTATTTTTAGCTAATCCTTATATTGTAATAGAATTTATTGATAACAATTTCTGGGTATTATCTGCATCTGATAAAAAACTTAAAAAAATATATGACGGATTAATATCTATCGGCATCAGCTCTGATATAAAAGATATTCATCAATTTTTACAAAAAAATACAATTACAGATTTCAATGATAATGATTTATCTAACAAAATAAAAATTTGTACCAATTGTGGTGATAAATTGCTTGTACAGGCTAAAAAATGTCCTTATTGTGGAACAAAAGATACTGGATTTTATATTGTAGATAAAAATGATACTGAAAAAATCAATATAATTATAGGAAATGTTCCACATCCCAAAAATGGAACTCCTATCTATAACACCACAAACACACCTATTACAAAAAAAGGACAAATAAAAGAAAAAGTTAAAGAAAATAAGTCAAATGGCATTGCTTGTTGTCCTAAATGTGGAAGCGCCAGCATAAGCTACTCTACTAAAAAATTAAGCATTGGAAGAGCTCTTCTTGGTGGTGCTACATTAGGAGCTACAGGTGCAATTATAGGTGGACTTTCAAGCAAACAAGGCATAGTTAAATGTTTAAATTGCGGATATAGTTGGAAAATATAATAGGAGGCTTACACTATAGAAGAATACAGACAAGCAACAGATTAAAAGGAGGGGATAAAATGCTAATTAGTAAAAGTGATTTAAAATCATTAAAAAAGCAGTACAATTTCTTAGTACAAAATAGATTTTATATTTACGTTCATTATATACACGGAATACCTAATCAAAAATCATCAACCTGTACTGTTGGATTGTTTGATGCTGGCTTATTTTTAGATTTTTTCCTTGGCAAAAAATACATATATAATATAAAAGATATTTCAAA